GTTCCAGCGGTCCAGCGGCGTCTCCCACTGATAGTGCGGGCTGACCAGAAACTTCGAGAACGACCAGGAAGGGCGGAAGTGCGGGCAGCCATGCCCAGCTCCAGTGAAGCTGAAGCGGTACATCGACGCGAGCCAGGCGAACGGCTCGCGGAAGCAGAACACCAGGCACCGCACGTCCTCGCCGGATCGCTTCACAGGCCCATGCTTCCATTCGCGGCCATGTTCCACGCTCTGGACGTGGAAGTTGGCCTTTAATCCTTTCAAAACAACATTGGTCCCCGATCGTTGCAGACCAAACATCTTGAGGGTCGGAGAGGCTTCCATGCTCAGGCTCCCAAGGGAAGGAATTCGATCGGCATCCGCTCGAACTCCAGCCAGCGGCCGTGCCAGGACCCGTCGCTGCGGCGCACCAGGTGGCAGGTCGGCCGGTCCAGCCGGCTGAGCGTCAAGACCACCCGGTCGTCATCAATGTTTACGTACCAGCGGCGCTCGCACTCGGCGGAGCCCTCGCCCACCTTGCCATCCGCCTCCAGCCGCATCGGACGCTCGTCGTAGCCAACGCGGCGGTAGAGGAAGCGCTGGCCGGTCAGCTCATCCATGACGCGCTGCTCCTGAGGCGTGGGTTCTGGGTTGTGCCAGAGGATGCCAGACCAGCGCTTGCGCAGTTCAGCGACCAGCTCGAAGCAGCGGTCCTCGTTGGCCAGGGACGGGTTGCGGCGATTGCCGCCGCCCAGCTTCCACTTGTCCTGGCAGCGGTGCTGGAAGACGATCTGGTCGTCGAAGTCGTACTGGATGATCGTGTGCACGTTCCAGCCTGGGGCCTTGCGCGGCATGGCGTACTCCGTGCCCAATAGCCGCCAGGCCAGGTGAAAGCATTCCTTGTCGCCGTAGACAACCCGGAACACGTAGTCGCTATGCTCGGCGTACCAGAGGGCCAGGCGCAGTTCGCGCCAGCAGCGGGTCTTGTCGATCAAGTATTGCCCGCTCTCGAAGGCTACCTCGGACTGCCAGCGCTCGGCAATCTCGGGCATGCCGAAGATTTCCCACACATCGCGCTTGAGCTGCCAGCAAGCATAGTCGGGCCAGAAGATCGCGCCGTGCTCGCGGAACTGCGGCGTGTCGAATAAGTAGCTGACCTCGCGCACTGGTGCGTTGTCGGCATCAAGGAAGAGCACCTCGGAAAACGGCGAATAGAGCGTCGCGTACGGCTTCAGCTCCCAGCCGCAGAGGATGCGGCACGGATGCTGCTGCTCCATCCGCCGCGCATCGACACACTCGACGCCCGGCGGCCTAAGCAGCCGCTTCATGTACGGATCGCATTCGCCGTCGCCCAGATACCAGAGCTGGATCGGCAGACGACAGCCCAGCTCGCGGAGCATGTGCACGCAGACCCAGACATTGGGAAAGTATTTGAGGCCGCCGCCGGCGATCACGATGCCGCGCTGCTCGGGGTAGGTATGCCGGGCCGGCGTGAGACTATCGGCGAAGCGCCGGGCCATCACGCGGTGTGCCTCGACCACATTGGGCCAGCTCGCCCAGCCCGCCGGCCAGGGACCGGGAGGGCAGGCCTCGATGAGCTGGATCATCTCCTCGACCGACATCTCGCTGCGTGCGTCGTCGCACTTCATCCTTGCCTCCTCAGTACGTCAGGGCGGCGGGTCGCCGCCTGGATCACCACCGCCTTGATCCGGGTCCTCCATGTCGTCCATACCGCCACTGCCGCTGCCGCTGGCCCCGCCCCCGCCGCTGCCGCCAGGACCACCGCCTGATCCGCCGCCAGGGGTGCTGCCACCACCGCTGGCCCCGCCGCCGCTGCCGCCGCTCACTCCACTGGCGAGTCCCGAACTGACGCCAGACTGACCGCCGGTGTTGCCGCTGGCTCCGCCGCTCTGTCCGCTCGCTCCCACGCTACCGCTGCCCCCGGCACTGCCACTGGCGCCGCTCCCACTGACCCCGGCGCTCCCGCTGGCACCGCTCCCGCTGACGGAGCCGCTTGACCCGCTGCCGCTTGCCGAGCCGCTGGCGCCCGAGGAACCACCGGACGAGCCGCCTGAGGAACCACCGGAAGAGCCGGAGGAACCGCCCGAGGAACCCGAGGAGCCACTGGAGCCGCTCGAACCAAAAGAACCACTGGAGCCACTCGACCCCGAGTACCCGCTGCTCTCTCCGCTCGAACCGCTGCTTTCGCCGCTCGACCCCGAGGAGCCACTGGACCCCGACGAGCCGCTCGAACCGTGCGGGCAGCAGCCAATGGCATAGACCGGCATGCCGTCGGCGAGCAGGCCCACAAAGCGCATCAGGTAGCGGCCGATGCGCGGGAACTCGCAGGTCGAATAGCCGTAGAGCGGCACCCCGTCCACTAGCCCCAAGAATCGCGCCAAAACGCGCGGCACAGCGGCGCCGAACATCTCTTGAGGGCCGGACCCTGTGCCAGGGCAGCCGACGGCCAGTAACGGCAGCTCGCCCGCCTGCCCCACGAAGCGCGCCAGGTATCGCTGTTCGCGGATCATTGGTTGATGTCAAGCACCTTGCAGGGGAACAGGGACTGCCAGCTTTTCGTGGGGATGTCGTAGCGCTGCACGACTCCGTCGTAGTACCCCTCGTCGTCGGGCACGTTGCTCGTGATCAGGACGTGCGCTTGGTAGTCTCCTTCGTCCAAGCGCACGACCGCCCAGCGCTCCGAGGAACCGCTGCTCTCGATCCACAGAACCCGCGCCGATCCCGCGGGCACGTTCCGCAGCGCGTGGGAGTTGCCCGGAATGACCTGGGCGAAATCGTAAAGCTGCGAGGGATTCACCAGCAGGCGGGCTAGCGTCACGCCAGCAACGATGCCCCGGCCGATTGCTCCCACCTTGAGCGGCTCGAGAAGGACCAAGAACTCTCCGAGATGGTCGGTCGTCGGCGCAACGCCGACCAGCGTTACCCGGTTCTTGAACTCCTTGAGATTCTCGCTCGGCAGGATAATGGGAACGTCCACGCCCAGAACGTCGAAGCGCTCCCGGTCGGCGCCGCTCTGGTTCCGCACCTTGACGATGCCGGTCTGGCGAAACTCCGCGCCGGCCTCCTGCTCGCGGCTGTGCTGCTGCTGGCGGACCCAGCGCACGGCGTCCAGAAAGGCATTCCACGCCTCGGCGGGAATCTCCAGGCGCTCGCCAGCCTGCACTTTCTTGAGAGGATCGCCTGGCATCGTTGCTTACGGCCCTATTCCCAACAGCGAAAAATCGCCGTAGTAGTACACCTGCTCCACGTACACCGCCGTCGGCTTCTTGATCAGCTTCTTGGCCGTGGTGTCCTCGTCGTCCTCGTAGCGAATCCACATGTAGTGCCAGCCTTCCTTGGCCGGCACCGTGATGTCGCCGACGACGAGGTTGACCGCATTCGGGCTGGCGGCGAACTTGAAGGTGATCTCCCAGTCCTCGGTGCCGCGCTTGGAGCCCGACGCGCCCAGGAACAGCACCTCGCCGCGCGCGAAGCCCCGGAACGGAGCGACGTTGACCCGGCCGGTCAGGAAGAACAGGTTCGCCTTGTAGGCCCCGGTGATGAGGAAGTCCGGCAGGTAGTAGGTCTCGGTCCAGTTGTAGACCGGCAGCGTGATGTCGATCCCTTCCACGCTGTCGCCGCTGACGTTGATGGCGCCCTGGAAGTCCGGCGCCTGCTCGCCCGCCGGGGCGTAGCGGCCGATGGTCTGAAGACTCTGCGTGATCTTCTGCGTGCCGCCCGAAGTGTCGAAACTGAACGACGACTCGCCGGTCTCCTTGGGCTCCTTCTTGGCGTAGTTGACCGTCACGTCCCAGATGCCGCCGCCCAGGTGTTGGATGCGGTAGTGCTGAAAGACCAGGCCGGCGTAGAAGGCGGGGATCGTGGCCTCGACGGTGAGCTTGACCTCTACGTCGTCTTCCGTGCCGAACACGCCGAAGAGCAAGTCCACGGACGGGTTCTCCGGCCCGACCGTGGTTTCGCGGCTGTCGAACTTCTCGAAGATGATCGCCATGCACGTGATCAGCCTTCCTCACTGGGCGTCTTCCTCGACCGTCAGCACGGCAAACAGCCCGGTGCCCAGCGCTCCGGTCCCGGCGTTGACGGTTACGACCACCTCGAGCAGATCGCCGGCGGCCAGGGCGGTCGTGGTCACCGTGCCTGTTTCTGCGACGCGGTCTTGATTGGTGCTGTCGAGCGTGATCGGCGCCTGCAGCACGCTCGCGCCGTTCTTGCGCAGGTCCACAGTGACCGTGGCGTCGCCGGTGCACTTGACGATGGAGCCGGCCTGGAAATCCTTGATCGTGCCGGCCGCGCCATAGCAGACGTAGATGGCCTTGGTTTCCGCCACGGCCGCCACGTTGGGCTGCGCGTAATTCAGGCGATGCTGGTGCTGGAGCTTCGAGGCCTGGACCTTCGCGCCGGCCTTGATCGCCTGATCGTCAATCGACCCGGCGGGCGGCGTGAAGCTTTTGCAGGTGAGGGCCCCGCTGACGTACAGATCGTTTTCAATCCGGCTTTGAGCCATAGCTCTCTCCTCTCTGTCACGCGAAAACAAGTCCGCCTTCCTTGGCCTTGTCGAGCAGCTTCTTGGTGTTGGCGGCGACCTGCTCGGTTGCCTTGGCCGTCCGTTCGGCCAGGCTCGTCGCCCCCAGGCCGCGGACCGCAAGGGCGCTGAACGTGCCCTGCACGTCTGCCTTCTTCTGCGCCATCTCCGTGATGGCATCGAGGTCGGGGAGTTCTCCGGCCCGCCGCATCCGGTCCGGCCTGCCGGCCTCGCTCTCCTCGCGACGGCGGCGGGCCTCGGCCAGCGCGTCCCGCCACTCCTGCCTGGCCGCTTCGAGTTCGCGCTCCGTCTCGGCCAGCTCGGCCTGTCGGGCTGCCTCGCGCTGCCGGCGCTCGTCCTCCTGCATCCGGTTCAGCTCGCCCTCGACGGCCGCCCGCTCCTGCTCGATCTGGTCCCGCCGGCGCTGCCGCTCACGCTCGCGCTCTTGCAGGACCGCGTCGCGCTGGGCGTTGATTTCCTGCTCTCGCCGCGCTTCCTCCTCGTTGATGCGGGCGATTTCCGCCTCGGCGTCCGCGCCGAACACGCCCCGGATGCGCGCCCAGACGCGGCGGAAGAATCCAGAGAAGCGGTTCCACGTCCGCTGCAGGATGCTGATGAAGTTGGTCCAGGCATTGGCCAGGAACGTAGTGGTCTCGACCCAGGCGACCTGGATGCCGGACCAGGCGTCGTTGAGGAAGCGGGCCACGCCGTAGACCGCCCGCCAGAAGATCTCGACGAAGAACGCCTTGAACTGCATCCACCGCTCCTCGAGCCCAGCGACGCCCTGTTTCCAAATGAGCTTCAGCGTGAGCCAGGCGATGCGCGCGGCCAGGCCGATGTCGCCCGCGGCCAGGGCGTCGGCGATTCCTTGCCAGGCAGCCAGGGCCGTGTCCTTGAGCGAATTGAATTGATCTCCCAGCCAGGTCAGCGCCTGCTCGCCCACGCCCGAGGTGTAGAGCAGATAGCCGCCGAGCGCGACCAGGGCGACGCTGATCAGGCCGACCGGCGTCAGCAGCGCCCCGATCACCGTGCCCAAGAGGCTGATCGCGGTGCCCACACCAGTGATGATGGTCGCGAGCACGCCCAGAATGGCACCGACGCCGGCGATCACCTTGCCGAGGATCAATAGCGCCAGCCCGCCGGCCATTACGGCCGCCGCGACCTGGAAGATGGTGACGATCAGCTCCCGGTTCTGATTGATCCAGTCGGAAATGGTTTTGGCCGCGCGGGTGATCCACTGGGCGACGTCGGTGAGGATCGGCACCAGGGCCCCGCCGATGACGGCGATGCCGCGCTGGATCACCTTCCAGAGCACGCTCAACGTATCGCTGAAGGCCTCAGCGGCCCTGGCGTCCTCCGTGGACCAGGTCAGGCCCAGCTCGCGGGCTTGCTGCTCGAGCCTCTCGATCCCCGCGGCCCCGTCCGCCATCAGCGGCAAGAGGCGCGTGCCGGACCGGCCGAAGATCTCCATCGCCATCGCCGCCCGCAGAGTCGGATTGCGAATTTGGCTGAGGCGATCGGCAAGCAGCTTGAACTGCTGGTCCGGTGAAAGCCGAGCCAGGTCGGCCACGGTGAGGCCGAGTTGGTCGAGCGCCTGGCGGGCGGCTTGAGAACCGCCGGCCGCATCGACGATGGTCTGGGCCATCTTGCGCAGGCCCGTCTCCAAGGTTTCCAGGTCCGCGCCGGACATGTCGGCGGCGAAGGCGAGCTCGGACAATTCCTCGACGGCGACGCCAGTCCGCGTGCTCGCCTTGGCGAGCTGGTTGCCGAGGTCGCCGAAGACCTTGCTGGCGGCGAAGAGCGACCCGACCACGGCAGCGCCGAGGCCCGCCAGGCGCGCGCCTAGGCCAGCGACGCTCGCGCCAAAGGCCTTGAGCCGCTGCTCGGCGGCCCGCAGGCCCTTGAGGAGCTTGCTGTCCTTGGTGGACAGCTCGACGTAGGCCTGGCCGGCCCGAATTGCTCCGGCAGTCGCCATGTCACTGTTCCCTGTGCGCCGCCTGCGGGCGGGCGACGCGATCCACAAACACCTGTTTCAGCGCCGCGATCCCGACCTTGGGCAGCTTCTCCGGCCGCCGCCGGTGCGGATTGAACTCGGCGGGCTTATAGGCCCGCGTCTTCTGCGGGTCCCGATGCACGTTGGCGAGCATAGCCAAAAGCGCCGAGGTGTGTGCCCACAACTGTTGGCTCTTCGCCTCGCCCATCACGAGGAGCTCGCGGAGGGTGAAGGGCCCGGGGTCGACGCCGACGATGCCGGCGAGCTGCCAAATGAGCCGATCAATCTGCTCGCTTCGGCTTCCAGGTCGATCTGGCCGACCTTCTTCTCCGCGTGGTCGAGCAGCTTGTCCGCCAGCGTTCGGCTGGCCGCGATCAGCTTCTTGAGGCTCTCCCGGCCCCGGGCATGGGGGAAAAAATCGATGAGCTCGTCCACGAAAGCGTCGGCGGCATGGCCGATGGCGTCGCCCGCCAGGGCCGCGCCGAAGTCCTCGTCGCTCACTCCCTTCTTCTCCGCTTCTTCCTTGCACAGGCAGAAGAGTACGTCGGCCAGCCGCACCGGATCACCCAGCAGTTCGCCCAGCGGCTTGGCCCCATCGTCCAGAAGCTTGAAGAGGTCCAGGTCGACCACTCCCCGGACGCGCTTGACCAGCGCCACGTTGATGGCAATGGTCCAGGTGCGGCCGGCGTTGTCTGTAAAAGTTCGCATGCAAGCGCTTCCTCTCTGCTACCGGGTCCCTGTTACGGCACGGTCATCCACGCGGGCGGGTTAACCGAGAAGGTCGGCTTGGCCGTGACGCTGACGGTGATCGCCTCCTCCAGCGGTTCATTGCGGCTGAAGTTGCTGATCACGCACAGCGCCCGCAGCCCTTGCGAACCCGACGCCGCGATATCGCCGTCCATCACCGCCAGCTCGATGCCGGCCCGGTTAAGGAAGGCGTCACGGATCGCGGCGAAGTCGTCGTCGGCCGTGTCCCAGACCATCTCGAACTCAATGGACGCATCCTTGAGCGTGGCGACCGTGGCCCGCCAGCCGGCGTTGCCGCGCGTCGTCACGTCTGCCTCACCGGCCTCGAGGTTCAAGGTCACGTCCTTGACGTTCTTGACCTCGTTCCACGTCGGGGAGGCGTAGGTGCCCGTGTTGCGATAGAGCTTGGCGTCCAGGCCGAGTTTGACTGCCATGGGTCTGTCTCCTTAGCGAACCGAATTGCGCCACAGCGCCGGCAGCTTGGGCTTTTCCGCTTCAAAAGCCGGCCCCATGAACGGCCGGGGCCGGTAGCGCGCGTGCTGCGCCTTGCCGCGATCCTCGATCACCGCGTCGCCGCCATACTCCAAGAGGCGGGGCGCCGTTGAGCCCTCTTTCGTCAGCGTCGGGCCGATGACGACGCTCTTGCGCTGCGTGTCATAAGCGAACAGAATGAACTTTCGCAGCAGGCCCACATGCGAGTAGGGCGGCGATCCGGGCGGGCTGGTCCCTTTGCGCCGGCGGATCGACGTCCTGGCCCGCTGGCGGACGAAGGCGCCGAACTTCGAGAGCACTCGCCGCGTGCCGGCATCCACTGACCGCTTGACCTTCTCGCGGTCGAAGAACCCTTGCTTGGCGACCTGGAAGGTCATGCCGATCATGCCTCACCTCCACACGCGAAAGGTCAGCGTGAGGACGCTAGTGAACTGCCGCAGCTCGTCGAGGTGCTCGAGGGCATAGACCGGCTCATTCTTCACCTCCGTGCAGCGGGCCTGTGGGTAACCGGCCAGCGGCTGCGTCCGAAAGTGATCGGCGATCTCCTCGACCAGCGTCATCAGCGCATCGAGCGCCGCCTGGCTCATGTCGGTCTTTTGCTGCACCGCCACGTCGATCTGGTAGTCGAAGCTGTCGCGGCCACGGTCGAGCGACCTCGAGGAGAGCGACCGGGGCACGACGCTCACCTTCAGGTTGGTCATCTCCGACAGCTCGAAGCGGGGCTGGTAGTGCCGCTGGGCGACGAGCGGCTGGCTGAACGGGACCGCGTTCAGCTCCGCCACCACGGCATCGGCGATGTCGAGCACTACGGCCATCTACTCCGTCCCCACCTGCTTGGTGTGTATCCGCAGCACCTTCCGGTACACGTCCGACCAGCGCCAGGGCGGCTCGTTGCCTGGGGCCATGACCTCGTAGATGAAGGTCGTGCTCCCCTGCGTCTCGCGGATCAGGTCGCCGCGAGTAGGCAACGTCGGCTCGTCGCCCAGGATCAGGTCCGCGGCGTGGATCAGGAAGTCGCGGTCGGTCCATTCCATGCGCACGCCGCCGTAGCCGTCGTCGAGCTTCAGCAGCGTCCGACCGATCGTGGCGCGCACCGTCGCGGAATGAACGCCACGCTGGTAGACGACCTCGCGCGAGGCGTGCATCTTGAGCTGGCCGGCCAGCCAGTCCGAACCGG